CCTTTGTGTCGGTTTGTTAAGTGTATGTGATCTGGTATGTGATGTTAAACATAGTGATGTTGCTCTACCCATCGGGCTGCCTCAATCCGATTACCTTGCACATCTAGTCGATTATGTTTACGACTCGCCCCAACGCTTTGCATTCAGCCTTTCGTGTAGCAGGTTTTGTGCGCGCTGGTCTAACTGCGTTACCGCAGATCATCCAACCACCCTGCGACAGGCTTAGGTATCCGGTTACTAGCCGATTGTGTGGGTCTTACTTTTTATCAGATCGCACCATTAACGCAGCGCATAGCACTGTTAAAGCCAATGCCAGCCAGACGTGACGGCTCATGACTCAAACGTCTTTGCATATGCTTGCCTTGCCTCTGCACAAATGTTGCACTCAATGCGCGCACTGGTGCATATGTCAAAGTGGCTCATCATTCTGACAAGTTTCTTTAACTGGTCAACCTCACGCAGTGCAGCCATTACAGCCTTGCGTAGGTCTTGTAGTTGGTCATGACTGCCATAGTTGCTGTTATATCGGCTCATTTCTTTAGCCCGTCTATAACGGCTGAGCATTGGCCTGCTGTCAATGTCTCAACTACTACGTCATCTACGCGTAGCAACTTGTGGATGTAGTCAAGCAGCTGCAGATCATCCCAACCCTTACCGCGCGCCAAACTCTTTAAGAAACCAATTTGCTTAGGTGTAGCGCTGCCGTGTGTGTCTGATCGAGGCTCACTGTTGACCCGGTTAACCTTTTCCATCTCTGTGGACGATGCACGCTCACCTGTGTGCCCAATGCGGCTATTACTAATCGCACGGCCAATAGCGCTCGTCTCACAATTCTCTAAGAAACTGGTTTTGTTTACTGGGCTATTGCCGAATACTTCCTCTGCGTAACCAGTAGCAATAAGTCTGTCATCGTTGTTGTAACACTCTGCGCGCATAATGATCGTTGAGCCGTCATAGTGATGTATTGACGTAATAATTCTGCCGTCTGGGTATTCTGTCCACCAGCGCACTAATCGTTGTGCAACTGTTTCATATAGTGATAGGTCAAAATGCGCCATTATGTGCCGCCAATTCTGCTGTTTCTGTTAATTCATCCATTGACCACAATTGTGATTGAGGCATAAACCATGCAGGTTTAGGTACATCGTTACGCCAATAGCACTCTTGCTCAATTTCTTGACTCAATGCCCAACCTTTAAGCGTTACTGACTCATAATCGCCGTTAAGAATTGCCAGCACATAAATGCCTGATGGATTAGAAAGTTTTTTTATCAAAGACCCCGTGCTTAACGCTGTGGTTTTAATTTGATAACCCATCACGTCTGTGCTTAGTCGATCATAAGACTTGTACTTAAACGGCACATTTAACCATTTAGCAAACGCGTACTCACCTGCGTAGCCAACTCTGTTGGTGTGGTCAAATGCGGTGTAATCATCACGTTGTTTACGCAACTTTATTTGTGCATCACACGTGGCGGCAATGTCATAGATCTTGCGTACATCGTCTGCAGTTAACCGTATTACTATTTGCGTTTTTATCATGTCGGGTTTCCTTTAGTCGGGTTTATTGGTTTTACCTTAGTACACGCTTTAAGGTCAGGGTGTAACCACATTATGTGTTCAGGGTTGTGCCGGTATCGCGTGCCGTGCATTTCTAAACCGCATTTTTTACAAGTCGCGAATAACATTTATGGCCGCTCGTAACACTGAGGCGTTAAACCTTGTCTGCTCGTTTGAGATTGTCATGTTTGCCTCATACATCAGCACCAGCTCATCAAGCAAAATGCTGTGATCTGGCTGCTCAGGCTTTGGCACGTGGTTAGGTCTGAACATGTCATCTATAAATTGCTTAAATACTTTGTTGTATTTGTCGCTGTACGTATCGGGATACATTGCTTCTCTCGTTTCTTGGCTTATGCCACTATCGGGATATGGAATATCAACCATGAGTGCTAGCCCACGGTGACCAACTGTTGCCAACCATACGGTAAAGGTGTAACGCGGCGCGCAGGTTTATCTCTGGGTTAAACAGATCGTCAAGTTTGGTAATGATGCCAGCCTCGATCAGCCAGCGCTCGTGAATACCATTGACCTGTAACAAGCCTCTTGAGCCTTTGTTGCTGTCTTGTGAGTTAAATGCCGTTGCGACACACCGCGACTCACGAAACATCACACGTGCCAGCATTGGTGCTTGGTCTGCAGGCCAGCCAGCAGTAATGGCATCAGCCACGTACTGTGCACAGCCTTTAGGCACAGTCGTGGTTGTCGTAGTTGTCTCAGGCAACGTAGGCACAATGCTTATCAGAGTTGTGGTGATCTGCTCACCCGGCTGTAGTTGCCTCTCAGGCGCTTCACTAGCCCCCCAGAGCAACGTAAATGCCGCTAAGCCTGTAATCATCCATGCGCCTATTTTGATGCCGATATAAGTCATTTTTTCTCCAATTGGTAAGGGGTCTGCCATGAGTCGCCAATTGCATCCTTAAACGCAATTTGTGCGTGTAGCACTTTGTCAGTCTCAGGGTCACGGAATATTTGCACAAGCACCATTTGGCTACTGTCTAGGTGCGTGGTGTAAACCTCGTATACGTATGTTTTAGCGTCTGCCATAATGCATCTCCTATCGTCGGTGTTTCCACCATAGGGCACTACTGTGGCAATTCGGTGAATACCCTCTGAAACGCTTGTTTTACAAGGTTTGGTGCATCGGCCATCTGTGGGTTTATCTCAACGTGTAACCAATCGCCGCCCGGTGCGCCGTGTATCTCTGGTTTGCTGTACGACTTCCACGCTTGACGATCACAACGCCAACCACGCCCAAACGCTTTAGGAAAATAGTCAAGCACGCACTCAACACCTAACTCGTTTGCGTTGGCTAACACAATGTTGATAAACGCAATTGTTGCTTTGCGGTTTGCTGTTGGCTGTTTCTCTGACGGCCTGTACGACAGGTCAACTGCTCGACCAGTGGCATGAACACTTAGTGACTCAGAGCCTCTTTTCGGTCTAACGCCGTATGAGCCGTTATTCCAGAACGCGCCACCGCCATGCTTTATGGCTTGCCGTATCCATTCGTCCATGCCTGCACGTGGGCCTGCAGCTGCACCGTCACTGTTACCTGTGTACGGCTTAGACCCGATGACTTTAGGGTTGGCAGGTATCACACTCATGGTGCTACAGGTTCGGCAGGCTTTCGTTTAAGTCCGTTAGCGGCAACAAGTCCAGACAACGTGCCAGTCATAAACACAGTCAACGTGGATAGCAAGTCAATAAATTGTGCATCGTTTGGTGATTGCTCTAACGGTTGGGTTACAAACAACAAGCCGTAAACAAACCCAATAACTGTGATTGCAAAGGTCACTGCAATTGTGCAGCCAACAAACACAATCATGCGTGCGTGTAACTGCTCAATCTCTGATCTTTCTTTAGTCATTAGCGAGCCTTTCGCATTGTTGAATAGTCGAGCAGCGTGTTAGCGCGGTGTTGCGTACTTTAAGCGGTGCATTGGTTCGTGTTGTTTCGCAAGCGGTCAGGACGAGTGCAAACACAAAACTAGCCAGCAGGGTTAGGTGGGTACGGGTTTGCATCTTTTACCGCTTGCACTGCGGCTTCCCATGCGGCTTGGGTGTTTGTGCCGCGTTGCCACTCAAAGAACAGGCCGTCTGATTGGGCTTCGTATTGTGTTCGGCGTGTTGTTTCTACTGCTAGCACTTTATTGCTGTAATCAACTGCTGGCCATTGTGCATCTAATTCTGCTTGTGTTGGTTTTACGCTGTCACTTAGCCAGTCAAGTGTGTCGTAGTCGTTGCCGCTAATCCACCACTCTTTGCCTGCGTAGTTTGTTGTCAAAACTGCTACATAGTCGGTCATGCGAGTACCTCAATAAGAGTAATGCTGCTAGTTGCGCCACCTACTTGACAAACTGCGTTTTGTCCTGCGGTTGACTTAAATCCCACCGTATAAGTAGTAGCCGAAGTTGTTGCTGGACTGTCCAAATAATTTACAGATAAGCCTGCTTGAGTGTCGTTTGATGCGCTTGTGTAAACACTTCCAAAACCCGGCGCGCCAAAAAAGTTTGTTCCTGCAACTGTGCCTCTAAAAAGTGTGCAATAAATACCGCCAGTAGAGTTTTCTGTTCTTGCTGGCATTGTGACCATAACCAATATTTTAGAAGTGTTTAAAGTAGGCGTAATAGATGCACTTAAACCTGATGTTACATAACTTGTAGAAGATGACGCAGTAGCAGTGGCGTAAGTTGCTTGCACAACTTGTGCAATTTTGCTAGTTGCAGGCCCGACAGTTGCCCACGCCGCGCCATCGTAATACTGCACAATATTGCTATCACTTAAATAACAAAGTTGACCCTCTGCCAACACTTTGTTACTTCCACCAAATGCGGCATTACGTGTAGTTGTGCTTGCAAATACTGGTACGCCTGTGCCAGCACTCAGGTTTTGTTGCGATGCAGTAAGCACCGTGTTTGCCACAAATAACGGTACTGAGGTCTGTTCGTTTGGCATAATCGTACTTTACATCACGCAAGCGCGTTTGTGGTAGATAGCACCCCAAACGTTTCGTCATTGAGTATGAAGTCGTTTAACACGATGGTGGCTGATGTCCATAGGGTCATGCGGTGTCCGGTGTTCATGTCGATGACGTGATCTATGCCCTCAACGCTGAGGTCTTGGGTAATGGCTAATGGTGTGCCACTGGTAAACGTCTTGGTGGCTGTCACGGTGTCACCAATCTCAATAGGCGCTAACGCTGTTTTTTGTGCATCGGTAAGGCTGGCAAATGTGGTTGAGACGTTGGTGAAACGGGGTTTAGGTGTTGGGTAAAGCAAATAACTTGCCAGTGTTGCAGCTTGTGCATCGCTACTTAGCAGGCTGTCGGTAATGGCCTCAGTCTGGGTAAAGTACTCAGCAATTGAGCTTGTGTTGTTAGCGTTTTGTAATGTGCCGCCAGACTCAATAGTGATGTTGCTGTTGTTTATTACGGTTTGTTGGTCAAACTCAACAATGATGTTGTCATACGGTGTGGCTGTGCCAGTGTCGTTAAACGTGGCGGTTGGTGCTGCCAGCGTTGTGCCCGTTCTTGGCTGGGCCGTCAACACGTTTGTTTTGCTACAGAATATGCGGCCCTGCTCTGCCTGCTGTATGCGGTTTAGGTAGGCGTTTACGTTTGTGCCTGAGGCGATTGTATAAGCGCCCAGAGTGGCTGTAGGGCTGGCTGTAAGGCTTGTAGTGCCTGTGTATCCTGCAGCGCTTAAAACGCTTGTAATGCGGTCTGATGAGGTTTGTACGCTGGTAACGGTTTGGGGCAAACTGCCCTGTGACAGCACATAAATATCGTCTGCAGCGTTGATCTGGTATGAGGTTAAACCAGCCATGTTGTATTGCTGGTTGTAGGTAGTCACTCGACCAGTAAACAAATATTGCCCGTTGCGGCTTAATCGTATTTGACGCAATGGGGCTAGGCCCGGCTGTTCTGTTAACTGATTGTAATAAACGCTAGATGTGTTAAACGGGTCGTAAGCACGGTTTGTGTTTGGCACGCTTATTGACACCGACATTGTGCCAGGCCCGAACACGTCTAATGGTTTGTGTCTACCGCGCTGAATACTAATTTGCTGTACTACATCTGTTATTTCTACAAAGTCCGTGCCGTCACCATCAAGCACAGCAGTGCCGTCGAGTGTTGATTCGTCTAAGTAAAACGCTGATGAGTCGTAACCTGTTGACAATTCCAGCAGGTATGTGCCGCCAGTGATGACGCTTACACCAGCCATTACCTGATCGCCAGATTGAGTGGCCCGTAAACCTGTGTGTACTGTGTGAGCGCGTCAACTACTGATCTGCCAATATCGGCTGATGATGAGATGCCGCCAGCCACGTTAATAGTTACGCCACTACTATCACGCGCTGCAATACGTTCTGCTATACCAAATGTTGTAAGCGCGTTCACTCTGCCGCCAAAGCTAGGCCCTTGACTTCCACCGCCACCGCCACCGCCACCGCTAGCCATAGGTGCTGCAGGGCTAGGCATAGACGGCATAGCCGGCATACCTGCCAGTACTGCGCCAACACCGCCCTCACGTGCTGCACCAGAGCCAACAGATGCGCCAGCGCTACTGCCACCAATGTTGGGCAAGTTAATTGTTGGCAACGATGCAATGTCGGTAAACGGGTTAAGCAGGTTCATGCCTCGAATAATCAAGTTGATGGTGTTAATCCATGCGTTAGCAAAAATCTCAAAACCAGTAATTAGACCGTTAAGCACGCCGTTAACAATTGTGCGAAATGTCTCAAACTTGTTATACGCGTAAATAATGCCAACTACAAGCGCCGCAACACCTGCCGCAATAGCAGTAAACGGATTAAGTGCCATTGCAAAGTTAACTGCCAAGATCGCTACAGATATTGCGGTAATTGCACCAGCAATTGCTAAGAACGCTTGTGGGTTTTGTTGTGCCCAGTCCGCAAACTTTTGTAGCACTGGCAACACCTTTTGCACAATAGGTAGCAACGCTGCACCAATTGACTCTGTGGTTTCGTCTAACGAGTTTTTAAGAATCTTAAATCTGCCTGCAGCGGTATTGGCTGCAGTTGCGGCTGCACCACCAAACGTGCCACCAAGAACATTCATGACCTCATCGAGAGACGCGCCATCTTTAATCATGGCTTTAATCTCTGGTGACAAGGCTTGTAAGCCTTTCATGTTGCCGCCGTAAGCCTTAGCCAATGCGTCTGAAACCTCAGCAAGCGACTTGTTAGACCCAATAGCAATATCCTGTGCTAACGACAACGCCTCTGTTGCTGTAGCAATGTCCTTTGTGCCAGTCACAAGTACCGCCAGAGCAGGCCTTAATTCACTGTCAGCCGTGCCGGTAGCCCTCGACATAGCGCTAATCATGTCCTCAGTTGCTTTAACCTGTTTCTCTGTCGCGCCAGTGACGTTGTTTAATGTCAACGCAAGTTGTGCGGCTTGTTGCTCATCCTCTGCAGCTGCAGCCACTGCAGCACCAAGAGCCGCAGTGACTGCACCCAGCGCGGCAGCGGCAGGGACTGCTGCCTTTTTAATGGCAAACTGTGCTTTCTCGCCAACTGTTTCTAGTTGCTTAAATTGTTTGATGGCTTTGTCAATGCCCTTGCCGTCAAACTCTGAAATAATCGGAATAGACAGCATTACATTGCCTGCCTAACTGTGCGTGCGGTGTCCAATATCATATTTTTCATTTGTTCCTCAACACCTCGCCGCGCTTTGTACACCGCTGGCCCAATTAGTCGGGTGCGACCTGGGCCAACAAAACCCAATTGATCGCCTAAGCGGTTTGCGTTAGCACGGCCAGCAGTCTCAAAGATTGCTGTTGCTGGGTCTTTTTGCTCGATCAGGATTACGCCTACAGCATTGCGCCGGGTATCTATGCGCAACTTTACACCGCTCTTGGCTTTAGCCACGGTAAACGGGAACAGTTGACGGCCTCGACTATTCCATTTGTATTGCATACCAGACAACGGCACTTGCGTATAAACATCTTTTGCAGCGTTTATTGCTGGCTGTGCAATCTCGTTGGCTTGCGCTCTAAAGTCTTTTTGCAGCTGTGGGTCAATCTTTTTAAGTGCGTTAATAGTTTCTTTTACGCCTACCACAGAAACTGTTGTGTTGACCGTCATAGAAACTCACCTTTTTTTGTTGTTCTTTTCTATAACACTAATCACCGTAGT